ACGATGCAACTAAGCCAAGTGTTGACTTTATATTTAAGATTCTTGAGGATGCTTATAATTCTGGAATGAACTATGATGTTACTGATTTGCGTCCTAAAGTACTAGCATTTGCAAATAATAGTTCGCATCAGGCAGAATATTGTGTGAAGCTTGTTAGTAAGATGCATTTTAAGTCTGAGAATAGTTCAGAAGCAAAGGAGGCAGAAGATCCTAAGATTATATTCTACGATGTAGAGGTGTTCCCTAACTTGTTCGTAGTAGTTTGGAAAGCTAAGGATGATAATCATGTTATTAAAATGATAAATCCTACGCCAACTGAAATAGAAGAGCTTATCAAGTTTAATCTTGTTGGGTTCAACTGTAGACGGTACGACAATCATATTCTATATGCAAGGATGCTTGGGTATACGAATCTCGAGCTTTTTAATTTGTCACAGAAGATAATTGAAGGTAGCCGTAACTGTATGTTTGGAGAAGCATATAATCTGTCCTATGCAGATGTTTATGATTTCTCTTCCAAGAAGCAGAGTCTTAAGAAATTTGAGATAGAACTGGATATTCATCACCAGGAGCTTGGTATGAGATGGGATGAGCCTGTTCCGGAAGATAAATGGCCTTTGGTTGCAGATTATTGTGTTAATGATGTTGTAGCAACAGAAGCTGTATTTAACGCCCGAAAACAGGATTTCATTGCAAGGGAAGTATTGGCCGACCTTAGCGGCTTATCTGTGAATGATACAACTCAGGCTCATACTGCCAAGATTATATTTGGAGATGATAGGAATCCACAGAGTAAATTTGTTTACACAGATTTGAGTGAGATGTTCCCAGGTTATATTTTCGAATCCGGACATAGCGAGTATAGAGGAGAAGATCCGGGGGAGGGCGGATATGTTTATTCAGAACCAGGAGTTTATACAGATGTTGCGCTTTTGGATATTGCATCCATGCACCCGAACAGTCTTATCAATCTTAATGCTTTTGGCCCTTACACCGATAATTTTAAGCAATTGCTCGATGCTAGATTGGCTATAAAGCATAAAGATTTTGATAAAGCCAAGAAGATGCTTAATGGCGCACTTGCACCATATTTGGAAAGTGAGGATCAAGCAAAGGATCTATCATATGCACTAAAGATAGTTATAAATTCTGTATATGGCTTAACATCTGCCAAATTTGATAACAAATTCAAAGACCCTCGTAATGTTGATAATATTGTTGCCAAACGAGGGGCGTTATTTATGATAGATCTTAAACATGCAGTACAGGAGAGAGGATATGTCGTTGCTCATATTAAGACAGACTCTATCAAAATTCCTAATGCGGATCAAGGAATCATTGATTTCGTTATGGAATTCGGTAAAAAATATGGTTATACGTTTGAGCATGAAGCTACATACGATAGATTATGCCTGGTTAACGATGCCGTCTATATTGCCAGAGAAAAGAACCAGGATGGAACTTTGGGACATTGGACCGCAACAGGAACGCAATTCCAGGTTCCGTATGTATTTAAAACCTTATTTAGCAAAGAGCCAATCATATTCAATGATCTATGTGAAACCAAGACTGTTACCACGGCGTTATATTTAGACATGAACGAATCTCTTGCTGAAGATGAACATGATTATCATTTTGTTGGAAAGGCTGGTCGATTCTGTCCTATATTGCCGGGTAAAGGCGGCGGACTTCTTATGAGAGAGAAAGATGGAAAATATTCTTTTGCAACCGGGTCTAAAGGATATAGATGGCTTGAGTCTGAAATGGTAAAGGCATTGGGAAGAGAAGACGATATTGATAGAAGTTATTACAATGCTATGGTTGATGAGGCTAAGTCGGCAATCGATAAGTATTGCGATTTTGAGTGGTTTGCTTCCGATGATCCTTATATTCTTCCAACGGCATTGGCAATAATGAATGCAGGAAAGGAGCATAACAATGGCAAGTAAGAATTTAGCAATAGAGAACGCACGTATATTATTCAGAAATTTTAGCGGTAAGCCTGGAAAATACAATAATGAGGGTAACCGCAATTTTTGTGTAGCTATTGAAGATCCTCATTTGGCGGCAGCGTTGATTAGAGATGGATGGAATGTAAGATATCTCAGACCTCGCAGCGATGATGAAGAACCACAGCCATATTTGCAGGTAGCTGTTCGCTTCGATAATTATCCGCCAAAGATCGTTCTTATTACCAGCAATGGAAAGACGGTTCTTACTGAAGGAGAAGTTAACATTCTTGATTGGGCGGATATTGCCAACGTTGATCTTATAATAAATCCGTCTCATTACAATGTTAATGGTAAAGAAGGAATCAAAGCATATTTGAAATCGATGTATGTAACAATCGAAGAGGATGAATTTGAGAGCAAATACTCCGATGTTCCTACAAGTGCTGCTAATTCCATATCTGATGATGAGGATGTGATTCCTTTCGAATAGAGGTTATATTTATGGCTATTGAGCTGGATCAAAATCAAATACTTGCATTAGAGCAACTTAGGACTGGATGTATATTATGCGGAGGAGTTGGCTCTGGTAAGTCAAGAACCGCATTAGCATATTTTCATGTGAAGGTATGCGGAGGAGATTTCTCTGGCTCTAGCATAAAAGAGCCTCGAGACTTATATATTATCACTACAGCAAAGAAAAGAGACAGCAAGGAATGGGAGGATGAATTTCCTCCCTTCTCTTTTTTGTCTAATGGTGTGAATGTCCATATTGATTCGTGGAACAATATACACAAGTATACGAATGTTATGGGGGCATTCTTTATATTTGATGAACAGCGCGTTGTTGGTTCTGGTGCTTGGGTAAAAGCGTTTTTGAGAATAACCAAGCTTAATGAGTGGATATTGCTTACCGCTACACCCGGTGACACATGGATGGATTATATTCCAGTATTCATAGCTAATGGGTTCTATAAGAATCGTACAGAGTTTATTAGAAGGCATGTTGTATATAATCGTTATGCTAAGTTTCCAAAAGTTGATAAGTATATTGAGAATGGAAGATTGATACAACTTCGTAAAAGTATATTGATAAACATGAAGTATGTTAAGCCTACTACTTCTCATAATGAACGAGTCATAGTTGGTTATGATAGAGAATTGTACAAGCATATTTTGAAGACTAGATGGAACCCGTTTACTAATGAACCAGTAAGAGATATTTCCGCACTTTGCTACTTGCTTCGTAAAGTTGTTAATTCTGATGAGGCCAGAATAGAAGAAGTGAAGAAACTAATAGGAGAGCATCCAAGATCAATTATATTTTACAATTTTGATTATGAGTTAGAACTTCTTAGGCAGATTGGAAAGGATTTGAATATTTCCACTTCTGAATGGAATGGACATAAACATGAGCCCATTCCAGAAGGACAGACATGGATATATTTGGTTCAATATACTGCTGGTGCAGAGGGATGGAACTGCACTTTAACAGACACTATTATATTCTACTCACAGAATTACTCTTATAAGACTACGGCACAAGCTGCTGGAAGAATCGATAGACGTAACACACCATATTCTGATTTGTACTATTATCACATTCGGTCTAATGCATCGATAGATATTAGTATTGCTCAGGCTTTGAATAAAAAGAAAAAGTTTAATGAACGTTCTTGGGAGGTGTCATGACAAGGAAACCTGGAAAACCACCTAAGCATCCTCCCGTTCTTAACGTGGAGACTGGAGATATATTTAACACTTATACGGAAGCCGCTAAAAGTATTAATGGAGATAGAACTAATGTGAGAAGAGTTGCTCGAGGAACGCAGTCGCAACATAAGGGGTATCACTTTATTTTTGTTAAATCGCAATAATTACGAGCGCCAAAAAAACATGGATTATAATGAAAGAGAGGGGCGTTATGTGCCTCTTTTATATTTTTTGGAGGTTCATTATGCGAGAAAACAAGTTTCAATCAGAACTGATAAAAGAGCTGAAGGAACGTTTTCCCGGATGTATGGTACTGAAGAACGACCCTAATTATATTCAGGGAATACCAGACCTTATAGTTCTTTATGAAGATAAGTGGGCGTCCTTAGAATGCAAGAAATCTGCAAATGAGAAGAAGCAGCCAAATCAACCATATTATGTCGAGAAGATGAACGACATGTCTTTCTCTAGTTTTATTTATCCTGAAAACAAAGAGGAGGTACTTAATGGACTTCAATCCGCATTACGACCTAATAGGCGAACACGCATTTCTAAGCGCAAGTAAGTATCACTGGATAAATTATGACGAAGAAAAACTAGTTAACACTTATAAAAAATATCAGGCTACACAGAGAGGCACCAGACTTCATGACATAGCCTGTCAGCTTATATCTGAAGGTATCACTCTTCCAAGAAATAAGAAGACTCTTAATAGATATGTGAATGATGCTATCGGTTTTAAGATGAAGCCGGAACAACCACTTGTGTATTCTGTTAATTGTTTTGGAACGGCTGATACTATCGGATTTAAAAATGATAAACTCCGGGTTCATGATTTGAAGACCGGAGAAACTCAGGCATCGATGCACCAACTTGAAGTGTACGATGCTTTATTTTGTCTTGAGTATGGATACAGTCCTAGCGAGATCGAAATAGAGAATCGTATATATCAACTCGATGAAGTGCACATCGATATTCCAGATCCAATGCTGATAAGAAGCATCATGGATAAAATCATTATATTTGACCAGCTAATAGAAAAGTTAAAGACGGAGGAATGACCTAATGGATGAATTAAAACATAGTGGTACCCCCCAAAACTTTGCTGGTGACCCACATGGATCTGGAAGATATAGAGAAGGTTCAGGAGACCGACCATATCAACATGGCGCACCTCCTTTTTTAGAGCAAGTAAAAGAGCTTCAACGTTCCGGAATGAGCGAAGCCGAAATAGCCAAAGCTCTTAATATGTCCACAACACAATTAAGAGCAAAGAAGTCTATAGCTAATCAGGAACGTATTGCAGCTGAGCAAGCCCAGGCACTTAGACTTAAAGAGCATGGATATTCCACAGCCAAGATTGCTGAGATAATGGGCATGCCAGAAAGAACTGTATATACAAGGCTAGATCCAACTCTTTCTGAGAGAGCAAATCGTACTGCCTTATTAGCAGAGCAACTAAAACAGCAAGTTGATGAAAAAACATATTTGGATGTCGGCGTTGGTGTCGAGTTTCAACTGGGTGTTAATAATACACAACTTAAAACCGCAGTTGCCATGCTTGAAGAGCAAGGATATAAAAAGCATTTATTAAGAGTTGAACAAGCCACCAATCCTGGTCAAAAAACGTCAGTTCTTGTATTAACAAAAGATGATATTACAACAAAAGAGGTTTACGATAATCGCGATAAAGTAATGTCTCCTCTTGGTATATATTCTGAAGACAACGGTCGTACATGGCGTAATATTCAGGATCCATTAAGTATATCTTCTGATCGAGTTCAAGTTAGATTTGCAGAAGATGGTGGAAAAGAAAAAGATGGAGTTATTGAATTACGTCGTGGAGTAGAAGATCTTTCTCTTGGCCAAGCTCAATATGCTCAAGTTCGTATATCTGTAGATGGCACTCATTATCTTAAAGGCATGGCGGTATATAATGACAACATGCCTAAAGGAGTGGACGTTATATTTAACACTAATAAGTCCAGTGCAGATGTTGATAAGCTTGGCGCCATGAAGGCTATAAAAGATGATCCTGATAATCCATTCGGTTCGACTGTTAGACAGTTGACTAAACCTACTGGAGAATATGATAGCCAAGGAAACGAAATTCGAAAAGTATATTCTGCGTGTAATATCGTTAATGATGATTCTGATTGGAGTAAATGGTCAAACACCTTATCTTCTCAGTTCCTATCCAAGCAATATAATGAATTGGCTAAGCGCCAACTTGATATTGCATATAAAGCAAAGAAGCAAGAGTTTGATGAGATCTGTCAGCTTACTAATCCTGCTGTAAAGAAATCGTTACTTCTTTCATTTTCTGACGAATGCGATTCAGATGCCGTAACTCTGAAAGCAGCTGCTATGCCAAGGCAACGAACTCAAGTGCTATTGCCAGTTCCTTCGCTAAAGGATCATGAGGTATATGCTCCTAATTTTAAAAATGGAGAAGAGATTATTTTAGTAAGACACCCTCATGGCGGAACATTTGAAATTCCTAGGCTTGTTGTTAATAACCGAAATCCAGAAGCAAAAGCTATGATAGGCAATGCAGCATTTGCTATCGGCATAAATAAGCACGTTGCAGATAGGTTATCTGGAGCCGATTTTGATGGCGATACGGTTATTGCCATTCCAACAAGGAATCAAAAGTTAAAAGTTAGTCCGGCACTTGAAGGATTGAAGAACTTTGATCCACAAGAAATGTATAAAGCATATCCTGGAATGCCTAAGGTTTCTGAAAAAACCGGATTTAAGAAACAACTTGAGATGGGAAAAGTCAGTAATCTTATTACTGATATGACGCTTAAAGGAGCGACTCAAGAAGAGATAGCTAAGGCTGTTCGCCATTCAATGGTTGTTATTGATGCCGAGAAACATAATTTAAATTACAAGCAATCTTATGAAGATAATAATATTGCTGTACTAAAAGAGAAGTATCAAGGCGGAAAGAATAGAGGAGCATCAACTCTTATTTCTAAAGCAAGTTCTGAGTATGATGTTCCTATGCGAAAGGATTTTCTTCCAACTAAGTACACAGATAAACTTGGACAAGGAATTGATCCTAAAACCGGAAGAAAGATCTATAAGAATACGGAAGAAACTTGGACTGATAAAAAAGGAAAAGTTAGATTGCGTATGGAGAAATCCACTAAGATGGCAGAGGCAAGCGATGCATATATTCTGACAAGTGGAGGATCCAAATCAAATCCAGGAACTAGAATGGAAGGTATTTATGCCGATCATGCCAATAAGCTTAAAGCTTTAGGCAATGAAGCAAGAAAAGAATACATTTCCACAAAACCAATGCAGTATAGTCCATCTGCTAGAAAGACTTATGCTAAAGAAGTAGCATCTTTAGATTCTAAATTAAAGACTTCTATATTAAATGCACCTAGAGAAAGACAGGCCCAACTTCTTGCCAACTATATATATAAAGACAAGAAAAGAAATAACCCCGATATGGATAAAGATGAGGCCAAGAAGGTAAAGGCTCAGACATTAGAGGAAGCTAGATCTAGAGTTGGTGCGGTTTCAAGAAAGCAAAGAAACATAGTCATTACTGATAGAGAATGGGAAGCTATTCAAGCAGGAGCAATTTCTAATAATAAGCTTTCACAGATACTAAGAAACACAGATGAGAAAGCTATTAAAGAAAGAGCTACTCCTAAGAACAAGCCAGCAATGACTGCTGCCAAAGTAGCAAGAGCTAAGTCATTACTAAAGATGGGTTATACACAAGCAGAGGTAGCAGACTACCTTAATGTATCAGTATCTACTATTAACAAGCAAGTGAATGGAGGATAACTATGGCTTCGATGTTAACAACTATAGACAATCCATACAATCCATTCACACAATGGGACGAGTGGTATGCATTTGATGAGCAGAAAGGGTACTGCACCTGTGCCTACCTTGGTCGAGTCGCTCTTACTGGAACTAATTTAAGTGATGAAGAACAGGACCGGGCCAATGAGGAAGCAATTGATGCGATTATTAGAGCTCATGGACTAGGTTTTTACAAGAAAGTTCACGAAGATGATGAGTTTTATAAGAGAAATGATCAAAATAAATAAAAAATAATATAAAAATAAAATATTTTAGACACGGGGAGGGGGGTTCGCAAAACATACCCCCCTCTAGCAT